GTGTACGCACGAGAGAACAGATTCACCGCATTCAGTACCTGCTTGTCCGATGTAATCGATAGACCATAGACTGAGCTGTTCTCTGTGGCACGTGATACATCAAAGATATCAGTAACAACAAAATCTTTAATGACTTTCTTATCGTCACGCTTCCACTCGATGCGCATCTGCTCTTGACCAATGAACGGAAAGGATGAGATCAAAGCCTCGTTGTCTACAATCGTTACGTCACCATATATGAACGCTCGATAGATCGTTTCGTAGATCGAGATCTCAAGTACCTGTTCTGTCATATCGTAGACGTTGCCGTTATACGATACGAGTCGAACACGAAACTCAGAGAACGACTTCGGTAGCTTATCGACAAGATTTGGATCGGCTGCCATAACTTACGCCGTGCTTCTTCTGCGTCGACGCATCTCTTGCTCAAAGCGAGTCGACACATCGTATATGAACTCGGGTCTTATCACCTTGATTTGAGAAATGATGTCGTTACGATCCTCTTCGTCTTGGCGAATCGTTATAGGTGTTGCCTGGCCTGAGTTGTAGGAGACAAAGTTTCCATTTGTGTCGACGTGTCTGGCCGGGGCATCGTACGTCGGAATATGATTTGTAATAACGATTGAATCACCTGACGATTCACCAACAATTATAAACTCAGAGTTTTGAGGAAACGTTGTTTGGTCAACAAATACGACCTGAAGATAACCTTGTGTAGGATACTTGCCGATTAGTTTTGCCCTTGAGTTGCTTACTGGACCGTCCAATGCAACGTAATTATTTTGTACATACCCAGTTTTGATATAATCATCTTCTAATTTTAAGAATTCGCCGATCTGAAACTTACCGGCAGGTGTCTGATCATTACGAATCTTAAAGGCTCTGCCGGTGTGTTTCCTCTCAAGAAACGATATGAAGTCACTGTATGATCTTGGGAGATCGTTCCATGTGTTAATGATTCGATCGTTTACTAGTGGTATCGTCCAGTAGAACTCTGGTGTCGAGTACAGTTCCTGTGATATCTCGTCGAGGCGCTGACCGGGTTGCATCGTGTAGAAAGTAAAGAACGATACATCATCGGCGATTTCAGAAAAAATTGTGGTATACGTATTGATTCGTGTGACGTCTTTAACAATAGACTCACCAAAATCGTATCGGCCTTTTTGAAAGTAGGAGAAGTAGAATGCCATACGATTAGAATCCTTCGTCGATATCGTCTCGAGTGATTGCCTTCAGCTCCTGGAAGCTCACTCCTAGATCGATCTGAACGGGAATGTTACCACGTGTAAAGAACGACTGCGTGTTCGAGTTGTATGTTACTTCGACACCCGTACACGCAACCTCAGGAATACGAATCATCGAGTCGTTGTTTCCAAATGATATCTTAAATAAGTCCGGAAAGAGGTATGCGAATCCGTTGGCGCTAAGTTCGGGATACGAGGCTCTTCGAAAGAATCTTACGATACGAATCGCATCGTTTGCCTCGGTCTCGCTCTGAGGAATCATACTAAAGTTAAAGGAGAACGATCTCATCTCTGGTGACTGAAACATCATATACTCACGAGGATTCTGAGTCTTACCCTCACGACGGCTCACTCGATTCTGAATCTCGCCTCCGAGAGCGCTCGATGTTAACAGACCAGTAAGTGCACCGCTACCAAGGTTGCCGCCCACTGCGGCGGCACCACCAGCAATTGTTGCACTGACTCCAGCAATGTTTTGTTTTGCGATGTCTGCTATTTCCCCGGGACTAATATCAGTAATAGATCCATCGGCAAATCGATCAATAACATATCCAATCAGACCACCCTCGGCCGTCTCATATCGAATCGAGTCGGATACCGAGTAACCGGCGGGTACATAGAGAGTGGCAGACTCTCCGGTCGGATTCGAACGCAGCGCACTTCCTAGATTATCGTACACCGGTCTCTGTGTGGAGAACGTCATGAACGGTGTCGAGTCGACAGGAAGATCCTGAGGATATCTCAGATCTGATATCCCAACATGGTTCTGTTCTCGTCTTTGTACTTCTGTTATTGGCATAGGAGATAAATAACTCGGTATAAACTATAAGAAGAATACTCAGTTATTTATATGGCTTACCGCGGTAAATTCACACCAAAGCATCCTGAGAAGTATGTCGGAGACGTTAAGAATATCGTCTATCGATCACTATGGGAACGCAATACCTTTCGATGGATAGACACTCAGAGCTCTATTGTGCACTGGAACAGTGAAGAACTCGTGATTCCGTATGTCTGCGAGACCGACAAAAAGGTACATCGATACTTTATGGACCTATGGTTTCAGACACAAGAGGGTAAGAACTACATCATAGAGATCAAACCAAAGGGTCAGACAAAGCCACCTAAGACTCCGCAACGCAAGACTCGTCGATACGTCAAGGAGTCACTCACTTACGTCAAGAATCAGTCGAAGTGGAAAGCCGCATCCGAGTTTGCGCTCGATAGAGGCTGGACGTTCGAGGTCTGGACCGAGGACACACTGAAGTCACTCGGTATCAAGATTCTCAAGTAGAATCTTATAAATAGATCAGACACAGAATGTATCCATAAGGAATCGTATGTCACTCTTTACAGAACTACAAGCAGCTGCCTTTCGTGAGGGTCTTAATCCTCGTACGAAGAAGGCGCGTGAGTGGTTTCGCAATAAGGCACGTGGACTAACGGATGTCAACAAGCTGGATCTTATTAGTGACGATCGGTTGACGCAGAGAAACGCACCTCGTACCGGTAAGATGTACATGTTCTTCTATGATCCGAAGACAAAAAAGCAGCTACCGTACTACGATACGTTTCCATTGATTCTTTTTGTCGAGTCGGCACCCGGTGGATTCTATGGTCTGAACATGCACTATCTTCCACCAGCAGTTCGAGCAAAACTGTTCGATGCTCTTCTTGAGACGGCGAACAATAAAAAGTTTAATGACACAACTCGGCTGAACATTACTTATTCGATTCTCAAAGGGACTGCTAAGTACTCTGCCTTTCAGCCGACGTTCAAGAGATACCTGTCGGGTTACGTCAAGTCAAAGGTCGTCGAGGTCGATGCACCGGAGTGGCCGATTGCGTTGTTCTTACCGACCGAATCGTTTAAGAAGGCTGGTACACGTTCGGTATGGTCAGACTCTAGGAAAATGATATGAGCAGCATAGACGATCTTAAAGCAACGTTTTCGTCTGGGTTTGCTAGATCCAATAGATATCGAGTACTATTTGAGAGCAATGAGTACGATCCTCGTAGTCTTAATATCATGTGTGACTCCGTGACACTACCAGGACGTCAGATCTTTAGTGAGGATAGAACTAGCTCACCTAAACAGAAACAGATCGCCTATCAGTTTGGTCAGGAAGATGTATCAGTATCGTTTCTTCTAACGAACGAGTGGACCGCATGGGACTTTATCTACGATTGGCAAAAGACGATCATCATCGGTATTGAGAACGTTGATGGACCCTATAACGTCGGCTTTAAAGAAGAGTATTCAAGAGACATACTCATCGAGCATCTTAACTCGCAGAATAAAGTAATGAAACAATTTAGGCTAATGAAAGCCTATCCGACACAGCTCGATTCTATCGAACTTAGTAATGCTTCAGAGAATGAAGTGATTCGTGTAAACGCAACTTTTGCATATGACAACTGGAAACTTGACGGAGAATAATTATGGCTCTTCCTAAACTTAACGCACCCAGCTACGAGCTGACGATTCCCTCACTAAACAAAACGATTGCATATCGGCCCTATCTGGTCAAAGAGGAAAAGATCCTTATGATGGCCATGGAGTCGAACGACGATCGTCAGATGATTCGAGCGATTAAAGAGGTGATCTCTGCGTGTACAAACGATGAGGTCGATACCGGTCACATTACGATGTTTGATATGGAGTACATCTTTACACAGCTTCGATCAAAATCTGTTGGTGAGTCCGTACAGGTATCAATGAAGTGCGAGGAGTGTGATACCGCAAACGAGGTTGCGATCGATCTTAATGACGTTCGTGTAAACAGTGCGGAGGAAGTCTCGGATACCATCGAACTCACTGATACGGTCGGTGTAAAGATGAAGTATCCATCGGTCGATTCTGTTCTAAACTCACGAGCCGATCAGAACACAAACAACGTGGAAAAGATCTTTAGCCTACTACTCGAGTGTATCGATTCGATCTACTCCGGTGAAGAGATCTTTGACGCATCGGCTCAATCAAGACAGGAACTCTCTGAGTTTATCGAGTCGCTTAATGCAGAGCAGTTTGCGCGTATTCGCAAGTTCGTCGAGAACATTCCTGCAACAGAACTTGCGGTATCGTTTAAGTGTACGAACTGTAGTCATCAGAACGACACGGCACTTCGAGGTCTGGCAAATTTTTTCGGATAGCCCTTTCCCATGATAACCTTGTGAATCACTTTAAGACTAACTTCTCAATGATGCAGCATCATAAGTACAGTCTTACAGAACTTGATGATATGATACCGTGGGAAAGGGAGG